TGTAGAGTTCGTCTCTGTCGGCCTTGCTTGGGTTGTAAGCAAGTTTGATTGCGTTACGCAGGGAACCTCTGTTGACGCCAGCAGGTGAATACCAGTCATCGAGGAGGGTCGATGTGTTAACACAAAGGCCAGCAACGTCACCGTTGCAAGGGATATAACGATACTTATCGTTAAAGCGGTCGTAGTAATACTTGTAACCGCTGTCAAAGATTGCATAAGATGTAGAGGTCATTCCGTTGAAGAAGTTCAGTGTGTTCTCCTTCTGTTGGAATGCTGTTAGGACACCAGCAGTACCTACTTGGTTTGCTTTGTGAGGTGAAACGAAAGCAACACAATCCTTTCTTGCAGCAGCAATAGAGATTACTTTGTTTGCTTTTGCTTTGGTGTCGATCTCGGTTGCGAGTGAACCGCCCATGAGTAGGAAGTTGATATCGACAGTCTCGGTATCAGCGAACTCATCGAATGCAGTTTCAATCTCGGAAGCGTTGTATGCATAGTCATCAGCGCCACCCTCAAGATCAGTTTCGAGAGCACCAACTAGTTGGAATGCATCACCCGAAGTGAGAGTTGTGGAAGCAACGCCGATAGCAGCACCAGCACCCGAAGAAGAAGGATTCCAGCTAGCAGCAGGAGCAGTACCAGTGAAGATGGTAGTAGCACCTTCGTTGATTAGATCCTTATAGTAGTTAGCAGCACCTTCGGAAGATCTTCCGTCAGTCAACTTGGAACCATAAAGAACTCTCTCGATGACAGTGTTAGCAGCACCAGAGTATGCACCAGTTACGTCTACAACTGCAACGTGGATCTCGTCATACTTCAGACCTTTCTCGGAAGCGAACTGGGAAGTGCCAGGACGAGGACCGATAGCAGAAAGAGTTAGACCAGTAGAACCGATCTGGGTTGTGGTGTACCAATCTCTTACAGCGGAAAGAGTAATCTGTCCATCAACTACAGATGCGATCTCGAAGGATGCGTCTCCACCACCACCAGCGATGGTTAGAAGATCACCAACAACGTAACCTACACCAGCGGTTGCAACGATTGCAGAAGCAACTCCACCTTCAACTTCGGTAACAGTAAAGGTTGCGTTGTTATCTCCAGCATCGATTGTCAGGACATCACCAACGGTGTATCCAGTACCACCAGAAGAAAGAGCGATGCTTGTTACAGAACCAGCAGTTGCAACTACGTTGACTTGAGCGCCGTTACCAGTACCACCAGAAACATCTAGGCCGTTCTGGGTGAGGTAAGAAGTACCACCAGCACCTCCACCGAAAGCTACGACTTCACCAACAGAAACTGTGGTGTTAACTGTTAGACCAGCACCTTGACCGCCAGTAGTAGGAACATTAGTGCTGGAACGATATCCAGTACCAGGAACAAATGATCCGAGACCTGCAGGAATACCAGTTTCTGGTGAATCCAGAGCGTCGGAAGTGGTTAGTCTAGTGTCAGGATCATCGAGGATAACAGCAGCGACTTTGCTTGCTGCGTCCCAAGAATAAACTGTACCAGTTTTGCCACCTACAAACGTCAGTACATCACCAGCAGAAATTGCAGCGGGTGTGTTAGACAGAGTGATATACTGGTCAGCACCACGGTCAACGAATACTACCTTGAGGTCGTTTGCCCAGGTTCCAGCAGTTCTTGCGACAAGGAAGTTTCCATTTCCATTGCCTGCTTCCCAGTCTTCGTCGTTCTTGACGACTACTGCAGCACCACTATTGGTTGCGCTATTTACTCCAGTGGCCGCACGTACCACATTTAATCTTCCGCCGTAGTTGAGGAATTCTGAAGCAACGAACCAATCTTCTGCGTTCTCTTCTGCAGGAGCACCAAAAATAGAAAGAAGTTCTTTCTGTGAACTAATGCGCGTTGGCTTTCCAATAGGACCCCTTTGGAAAGTTGATGCTACACCAGCAGTAATTGTGGATGCGCCGACAATGACAGCATTAGATAAGTCGCGTTCCTTAAGAACGATTCCAGGCGAGACTTGACTTGCCATGTTTATCTCCTGTAAGTTACCAAACTTGATCTAAAAATATTTATTATTTCCCGTCGCTTGAGTGGGGAAACAATGCATGAACACACTACCAGTCAGGATACTCCCACTTATCAAGAACAGAGTTTGTCATCCTGCTCATCACTATTCTTTTCTTGGTACAGTCTTTGCACTCATAGGAGTATGCAGAAACAGATGTACGATCTTTTCTTGTTCTATAAAAATCTGTAAGTAGGTCTTTGGTTTTTCCACAGGACCTACATTTTCTCTCTTTCCAGAGTAGATTATCTAAATCAAAAAGATCTCCTACATCCATTAGATGCTCCACATATAACTAACGTCTTCTTGTGTGTCACCATATTCCCAAACAGATCCTTCTTCTACAAATCCTTCATCACCCTCTAGGCCCGTGGTGATGAATCCAAATGGTGCCATGTCTTGTTCGATCTGATTACGTTGCTCGTCGTAGATACGTTTACGAACATCATTATCAGTCATCTCTTTGAAGTAATCCTGCTGAACCAACCAGGCAAAGATTACCATACACATTACTAGGTCATCATGGAATCCTTCATCAGCTTCAAAGGATTGCTTCTTCTGAATGAACGTAGTAAGTTCGTTAATAATTTCATAGTCATTGAAGACGAGTTTGTCATCCTCTACAATCTGCTTGAGGTTGGCACAACCAACCTTCTTCACAGTTACACTCATCTTCACGCCCAACTGGGTTTTGGTTCCAGAGAATCCATGCCCCACAATCTGCCCTGCACGCCCTCTCATGGCGCACATAAGCACGTTAGGATATTCTAGGTCATAATTTAGAATCGACGCTACAGAGTCTCCTACGTCGTTTACCTCGCATAAAACCCAGGCATTATTGTAGGCCCTAGCAACGTCATTGATAACGTTAGGGAACAACATCGGTTTGACTTCATTGTTCCTATACTTTGCTACTACCCTATATGGAACTGTAGTAATGTCATAAACGATGAAAGCACTATAGTCTCCACCAATACCGCGGCTAACATCAACCGTAAAAAGATATTCGTTTCCGTTCTTTGGTTCTTCATAGATATCGAGTCCATTACTACGCTTCAGTGGATCAATAAAAGTGAGTGCTCTCAACTTTGCAGCAGAGATCAATGTGTCAACCGATCCTAGGAACTCACATTCAAACTCCTGGGTGAACTGTCGTTCAGACGTGTTCTTAATCGTCTCCTCTTTCCACTTCTCATCTCTACCAGGCACCTGTGACCAGTGTACCTCATGCCATGTATATCCATTCTTATCATTCTGTGCATCTGTCCACAACTTATAGAAGTGGTTCATACCCTGTGGGGTAGAGATGATAATTACTTTCGTCGATTTACCAGAAGTAATAGTAGGATAAACACTGGCAAAGAAGGACTCTGCAATATGGTTTGGAACGAACGCAAACTCATCGAGGAAGATGATGTTAAACGACATACCTCGGACAGCAGACGCAGATGTAGAAGCTGCCAATATCTTACTGCCATTTTCTAACTCCATAGAACCTTTGTTCCATGATATCACGCCTTGCTGAATCCACTTCGGTAGGTTTTCATATGCTGTCTGAAGACGGCCCAGAAGATCCCTTGCTGTACTTGCTTTGTTGGCGAGGATACCAATGTTAACGCTGTCATTAAACAACGCATAATGCAACAAATACGAAACCACCGTCGTAGACTTTCCAGTCTGACGAGGCAGCTTCGCAATGTTAAATCTATTTTTGTGAAACTTTTGGATCAACTCCTCCTGGAAGTCCCACATTTTGAATGGCACCAGACCTTCGTCAAGTGAAACGATCTGTACATAGTTCTTGGTGAAGTATACAGGATCTTTTGCACACTTCACATACTCTGCAATTTGTTCCTTGGTAAAGTCTTGCTTGACGTTCGCTTTCTTTAGAAGCGGATTACCAAGATAAATCTGATCGGATGCCATGAAAATACTAGTTCACCACTAGTATTTATTTGTCCCACCATTTGGTTTCGCCGTCGCCATGTTCATCAGCAAATTGCTCAAGGTCTTCTAAACGTTTTTCCCAGGTGTCTCCTCCTGCTTTTCCTCGGCAAGGATTGATACAACGGTCATCAGCAAGCTGATTGCAGACCAGACCAGCAAGGTCCAAATCATTTCCTTTTACTCCCGTACCAGACCAGTAGTGTTGACCACCTAACCAGATGGCCCCACACTTTGGACATTCCTTCCTATCTAATGTTAGGTCGGACAGTTCCCTGTCATCGGTCATTTGTAAGTTCCTCTATGAGTTTGGTAATTTCTGGATTTTCTTTTTCCATCTGGCGCTTTAACTTTCGACGCATACGCTCCATACGAAACTTGATCCACTCGTATCGAAGAGTCAAATCGACATAAGCAAAAAACCTCATCGTTGCTTCTACTCCCCCTACAGCGAAGAGGATAAGAACAAAGATGAGGATTAGATAAGCACCATACATGTGTTACATCCAGCTACACCTATTATAGAGGTATGTAGGTGAAAAGTGTGTAACATTTGGCTACGATTTTTTAAGCGTTCTCACATTTCTGTAAAGTTGTAGTCTACTATCATTGCAAACATTCGCTTTTTCATAATATCTAACCAGATCTGTTCATCTACAGGACGCCTAGGAGCACCTGGCCATGTTTCGATTGCGTAACAAAAGTGATCATACATCGCCCTCACTTCGTCGATGTTCAGGGTCATCGTGCAAGCCCACTCGTCCGTGCTCTGGTCCTGATCCATCTTCCAACTCCTTAAATGCTAGGGACATGATCGTATATATGTAATAAGCAACACCCGCTAGAAGAATGATGAGACACCAGATGATACTCCAGGTCACATCATTTACATCTTCCAGCGGGCGCAAAAATAAATTCATGGGTTTCTTGGATCGATACCTAAACTTTTGAGATACTCAATCCACCAGTCAGCGTCTTTAATGTATCTCCAATTAGGAACTTCCTTACCCTGTTCTACAACATAGTATTGATAGAGGGCCTCATCGATAGTCTGTGCGATCTCCATACTCTTCTTCCTCTCCATCAACATCTTCATACGGGTTTTCCACAAAAGGTCCTCGTTTTCGGAATGGTTCTTGTTTGACATAATCCTGTTCTGCATTGACTGCTTCAATCCAAACAGCAAGTTTCATTACGATGAAGATAATGATAAGGGGTGTAAAGCACCCGATTAAAATTACGGGGTTCATTTGTGACTCCTATCGAAAGGTTCCCAGTGTTCCCATCCATATTTATGGACCAAGTGCATACCTATGATGGGAACAAACACAAGAAAGAATCCCATGACGCCGAGGCACCATGGGGTTTGCATAACAGATCTAACGAACATTTGAACGTGGTGCATCTCTAAAATACTCGGGTATAGGACAACCTTTGAAACGATCAATCTCATCCTGTGCTAGGACAAACATACATGCGAATCCTATACAGAATGCTAGTAGATACTCATGTATGGTAACTCTCATGCTGGAAAATCCCAATCAGTTATACGATCTGCTTTGTATTGTGGCCCCCACCCGCCAGTGTAGATGTAAGGGACAGTGCGAATTGGGCAAGAAGTGCCAGTACACAGAAGGTCATCTACGATCCTCCAAGATTCCATTACCTCATCGGCGTGAACGAAGTGTGATTGATCCCCTTGGATTGCATCGTATAGGAGTTTTTCATATCCATCGATTGCTCTGTCTTGGGGATATTCGTGTGTGAGTGTGGCCAACTCAAGGTCATCACCAAGACCAGGGGACTTAATATCCATCCTAATATCCAGATGAGGATTAGGTTGGAGACGGATAACAATGCGGTCGTTGACTTCTCCTTCATATAACTTTAGCGGTGGTGCTTTAAGTTTAATGACTACCTCAACACATCCGTAAGGCATCTTCTTACCCGTCATGACGTTAAAAGGAACTCCCTCCCAACGCCAGTTATCGACGAATAGAGAACCAGCAAAATAGGTAGGAGTGCCACTGTTAGGATCAACGCCCTCTTCGTTACGGTAGCCATCGTATTGTCCAAGAATAAGATTTGTACCTAGTCTAGTCGCGGCGAGCACTTTTGTCTTCTCGCGTCTGACTTCTTTTGCTGACATTTTGCTAGGTGGTTCCATAGCAATCAGTGCCAGCACCTGTAAGATATGGTTCTGTAGCATGTCACGTACAGCACCAGCAGTCTCATAGTATTGAGCACGGCCCTCACAACCAATAGTCTCGGTTGCAAAGATCTGAACCTCTTCTATATACTGCCTATTCCAAAGTGGTTCCAGTAGTATATTGCTAAACCTAGTGGCAAGAATATTATTAACAGTATCTTTGCCAAGATAATGGTCAATGCGATAGACTTGTTTTTCGCGTAGATGTCTAGCAACCACAGCTGATAAATTATCAGCAGATTTATAATCGTACCCAAAGGGTTTCTCGATAACCACGCGGGAATGGTCGGGGTCATCGAGTTTACCCGCCTCTTTAAGATTGACAATTGCGTTAGCGTACCTTTCTGGTGGCACAGAT